TCCCAAGGAAACCCAGAGTCCTTCAAGAAAGAAGTAAGCGGATCTTTGGCATCAGAGCGTACACGACGAATGAAATAACTACTGTGTTGAGGATGAATGCCGCTAGCAGTACCAGTGAGCTGACTAACAGTTCCCTCAGGCTTGACACACGTGATCGCAGCAGAAGAATTGATGCCAAGTTCAGCAGCAAGACGCTTATTAGTATCCACAGCGACATTCTTCAGTTCCTCCAAGCGAGCAGGTAGCTCTTTATCGTAAGCATCATTGAGGAACTTATTGTCCAAGATACCTGTCATAGATACGCCCAAGAGACGTTCTTCTTCAGTGTTAGTCTGCCATACCTTACGCAGATACGGGAAGCTAGTCAAGGTAGACTGAAATGTTCCCAAGATGGTAGCAATCTCGACCTTCTCAGCCAAGGTGTCCACTGTGTCTTCAGCACGAACGATGACTGAGCTGAGGTTACAGAACTGGTACGGACGCAAGATGATCTCAGAGCAGGGATTAGTACCCCATTCCTTACCCAATACACGACGACCATTCTTAGCTGCTTGGATCTCAGAGGCGTAGCGGTTAAAGATGCCTCGCTCACCTGAGTGAGATTCATAGATGTTAGACCATTCACGCATGAACTGACCGACATCAGGCTTAACGTCATACACGGCTGAGTTATTAGCCAAAGCTCGTTGACCATTGCCGTCCCACCAGTTACCTGCCTTAGCGTGAGCCATACGGTCATCATCCAAGTCAGACAGAGAGATCATTGCGGAGCGACGTACACCCCCAACGACAACAACTTCCCCGATTTTACATAAAAGATCGTGGCACTCGATGGTGTGCAGTTTTCGGCCAGCAGCTCCTTTGAACTTAGCAACAGCATAACGGAAAAGTTCTTCAAGTGGCTCCGGGCCTGAAGCGCGTCCACCGAATGTTTTAAGGCGAGTTCCTGCCGGACGGACAGCGGATACATCCCACTTAGGTACTTCTCCCGCCCACAATAAAGCGAGCACCTGTCGTAACGCCTTAGCCCATCCTTCTTTGGAGTCTTTAACGTGAACCACAGTATTAGACTCATACAACTTCTCAGGAATCTCAGGTAGACGGTTGACATATTTACGCTCCACAGAGAAACCTACGCCTGTACCACACAGGAGAATGTACATAGCCTCATCGAAGGCTTTAGGGTCATCAATAGGCAGGAAAGAACAGTTATAACCAGCCACGTTTTGTCGCTCAAGAGCATCTCCAGCGGTCATCAGAGAGCGCATAGAGGGCATTACGTCCAAGTTCACTACTGCATCTTCTAGACGAGCACGGAGAGGGGCTGTAAGGGTGTAGTTATGGTTCTTCTGGAGGTGTTTCTCCATGAAGTCAAAGTAACGTCCTACTGTCTCATTCCAGTGTTCACGACGACCTTTATCGTCCAAGTAACGGCTATAGCGTGACTTAGCAATATAGGTCTGATATGGGGTCATTTTCATGCGATGATTGTCCTTGTTGTTAATTTTTAGAGGGCAGGCATTTTAGTACGCTTCGATCATTTTGTCAAGATACCAACGGGCTTTTTTGAGATCTTCTACACCATTTTTGTCCATGAATCTCATTAAGTACTGCATAAGTTGTACATAATCAGACAGGAATAATGAACTTCCTTGGGTTGCTAAGCCATCTGAGTAACACTTATCTACTAACTTTTCGATTACATGACGAACTTCAATGCCTTTATCCTCGAATAGCATGTAATGCTTTGGTTTACTTATTATATCGTACAAGTCTTTGGAAGTAGTTCCGTTAAACCCTGCTTCAGGGAGATTCAAAGAAGCCATGTATTCCTCAATTTCCTTGATTGTCGGCTTGCTTGCTGCCATATGTTTCCTTTAAATATTTAAGACTGACGGGCATTTCATCAAAACTACCGTCTTGGACATCGTTTAACATCCAGACACCTGCCCATGATCCGTTTGTCTGGGGAGTTAAGTAATCTTCGTTATGAGGATAGCAAATACCTGCAAAGAGTCCCGTCATCTGTTTCCCATCAGCCCTTTTAGCAAAAGCTATTCCACGGTCTTGCACATGGCCCATGATACAACTCATATGTTTTTTTGTTAACATATTAGCAGGGGAACTTACAGGGCGTCCCATGACTCCAGAAGTGAAATAATGACAATAAGCAATACCATCAATGATGATAGGTTGAAGAAAATCAACGAACTCCCAACCAAAAGAATCCAAGTTGAAGTCATCATAGCCAATTAATCCATCCAATTTACGATCACTGTTAATAGCCCGTTGAATTCGTTCCTCATGATTCCCACAAAGAAACACAAGACGCGGCTTCCATTGCTTTTCTTTATTACGTTTAAGTCGTTCCTTTTCTTCATTGATTGGAGCTAATAAAGCTTCCATACCTAGGATTCCTGCATTGATGTCTGCTTGATAGGTTCTACCTTCAAAAGCTTTTTTACCTACATCATAGATAGAAAGACTGGGCATATCCCAATGATCCCCTAAATGTATAATGACATCTGGTTTTTTTTCAGCGGCATATCTCCCAACCCATTTTAGATGGTCAAAACTATGCCCCGGCTTACATTGAGTATCAGGAACTACTAAATGTCTCATTCGCTGTCCTTTTCATATGTTTTAAGAACCCACTTTGCAAAAGAAATAAGCTGTTCTTTAGTAGCATCTTGTTTCATTGCATTAGCAAGTTGACTGATTACTTGGATATTGTCTTTAGTGTATCCTTTAGAAGGATCTATCCTGTCTACAGATGGAGAATTCTTTTTAGGAATGCCGTCATTTGACCGTTCTAAAGACAAACCCAATACAGGACATACTGACGGGTAGTCTATATCCTCTCTAGTTAGGTTAAATTCCAATCCTTTTTCTTTAGCACGTTCTTTAATACGTTTTAAAGCAAAAATATCTTTATTTTCATCACGCCAGATTTTAGATGATATCTTATTACAGTTTTTACACTGTCCTTGAAGCCCATCTTTATTTTTAGCATGCTTTGAAAAACAAGATAACGGAATATTTAACCCGCAACCAGTACATTTTTTCATTCAAATACGTTCTTAGGTTCGCCGAACTTCACATTACGCTCATAGACTTCAGGGAAGGCTAACAAGAGTTGTTGAAGAACTGAATCATTCAAACAACGACCATGACCAGCAAATTCAGGATCATTCAAAGGAAAGTCAACTGCGTAGTAAACCTGCTCTTTGATGTTGTAACCGTAGTGATTCCCTAAGACATCTAAGATCTGGTCTACGATCTCAGTCCAAGTACAGTCTTGCTCACCATTGATGAATGTCTCCTTGGCTTCAACGTCCTCGTAGGCTGATGTACGAGCGTAGAAGGCCCAATAGTCTTGAGGCTCTACTTCAGCGACAGGATCATCCATCCACGAATATCGTGTTGTCCAAAACTCAGTCCATTTAGCTTTCATTACTTCAAACATAGTTAACTCCTTTGGTGGTTGATTACATGGGACAAGAATCCATGAAGGCTCATATCCAATAGTGGCTGTAGGCTCTTCTTCTTCTTTACTTACAATTTTATGGAAATACTCTTCGAGCGTCAGCGGTTTAAGTGTCATAGAACTCCCCGTCTAGTGGATGATATACAACATACTTAGTCTCGAAGATTCCGTTACCGTAGTCCTTGATGACTTCAGATGTTTCAATCATTCTACACCCTAATCGAGGATGGTCTATTACGTACACCTTGTACCCTTTAGTCCAATCAGGATGGAAAGGAGGTGGTTTATAGTGAACTACTAGCTTCGCCACAATACAGCTCCTTTATCGTTGGAAACTCAGAGAAGATAATATCACGACATTGCTCAGCTACGTCACGATGTTCCTTCTGTGTTGCTGCATCACAACGGATCTCGATGTAGTGTAACCAGCTACGAAGAGTGCCATTCATGTACATCCTAGAGACAGTTAAGCCTTCAGGTAGCAATACACGAGCACATTCCTTAGCGATACCTTTATCAAGAGCTGCTGAGTACAGGAACTTAGCTTCAGTGACTAATCGACGCTGAGCGCCTTCAAACCAATTCTGCAAGCTGATGTCATCAGTGTACAGACTGTTCTGACGATTCTTCTCGTCTTGTAGTCGAGCTTGAGAGTCCTGAATGAACCCTTCAGAGACTGCGTATCTCTGTGAGAACTCTTGGAAGGAGAAGCTACGATGACGCAAGATCTGACGAGCTATGTCACGAGTAGTTTCAATTTCCATGCACACATTGACCATCTCCATCGGACTCCAGTGCTTGTTCTTAATCAGATACTTTAGGAGCTTTGGGGCAGAAGCTACATTGTCCTGATTCGCAGGATTGCTCACCCGTGCCATCTTTGCAATTAGATTCTCCGCATCCGGTGTTGCCCACACTAAACTCACTGCACTCATATTGTTTACCTTCCTGTATTCCTCGTTTTAACAGTTCCATGAAAGCAAATCGAAACAGCTGTGCTTGTTCTTCATCGCTCATCTTGATGTGATAGTCTGCACTACCGTCATCATTCTCCTTGATTAAGTCTACGTCCATCTTTGATACTCTTTCTACGTTCTTTAATCCAATCATCAGGGATCATTTTATCAGCGTACATGTAGCCGTGTTTGACACACCACATCGCATACGTTGTACGAGATGACTTACTTAGACGTGTCTTGCTATTCGAGAATACGAAACGAATATCTAAGTGAGGGTGTTGTCTCTTGACGAGCATATGCTTCTGACGATCAATCGCTGTGAACAACCCTTTAGTCTCAATGATAATCCCATTGTCGAGTACGAAATCAGGAGTATATTGATGCTCACTCGCTGGCTTGATGTACTTGACTTTGGTCTTCTCATAAGTGAAGGGAACTCCTGCCTCAGTGAGAGCATTAGCAACCTTCTCTTCTAAGCCGCTACGCCACCCATGTTTGATAGCGTTAGCTCTGATGTTACTTGTTGTTTTTCTTGTAACCATATTTCCACATCATTAAAAGATAAAACACAAAAAAAGCAAAGATAAATCCAAAAGTGATGAAGACATCCATTAAGAATTTAGCAAACCAAAAAGACAGGTATTCCATCATAACTTAGTTCTCTCATATTGGTGTAACAACTGACCAAAAGCATCTATGAAGACCTCATCGTGCTGTGTATGCCCCATTGAGAACATGATAGCGTGAACGAGTTCATGACAGAAGGTTTGTTCAGTAAAGTTTTTATTCATCCCTGCACGTAAGAAGATTGTCTGAGTATCACAAGCGCACTTACCATACTCAGATAATTCCTCTATGTACTTGACGTTCCACTGGCATCCAACGAGGTAGAAACTAGAGGGCACGTTTGGTTTGGTGTTCTTCGCAGCCATCAATCTACAACGTATTCATCGTTATAAAAACCAATTACACCTTGAAGAAGTTCAGCACTTGTTGTATCAATACGGATTGTTTCATGAGGATTGCCATTCTTATTTAACCAAGCAATAAGTGGATTACAAAGAGATTTAAATTCTTGTTGCTGCTTTTCAGTCATATCATTCCTTTGGAGGTTCATATTTGTCATTGGGTTTGCGTCGCAAATATAAAAGATTCAAATTTTCATCGACACGAAGTTGATTACCATCGTAAGCTTTGAGACAAGCGTCATAGTATTCCCTTTCAGTTTTACAATCCTCTAAAAGCTTCTCAGCTTTCTTAGGCCCAATGCCTTTCAAGCCCATGATGTTGTCAATACGATCCCCTGTGAGTACTTGAATGAATAAGTTACGAAGACCTTCTTCCTCGGTAACGTAGTATTCTTCTTTCTTCACGAAGTTGTAATGCCAACCAGCGACTTGATCTAGGTCTTTGTCAATGGAGACAATCCATCCACCTGTGTTAGTTGCCTCAATAGCCACTGCATCGTCTGCTTCTTGTCCTTCTACTAACTCAGCCCCTAGGCGTTGTAGATGGTTCCTGATAGCTTGATAATGCACTGGCCTCTTAGCATCCTTACGGTTCCCTTTGTAAGGCTCTGTAACTGCTATGTCGTTCCTGAAGTTACCCTTGCCTGTGATGTACGCTTTGTAATCGTCACATCTCAGTTCATCGTAAACAATCTCATGAACTAACTGAGTCACACGAGCCAAACAGATAGTCTCATCAACGTCCTCTGATGCAAACCCAATTCGATAAGTAATTAAATCTGCATCAATGATCGCTAATGAAGGCCTCACATCCTTAGAGTGCGTCATCCGTCTCTTGAGGTTCAGGCACGTAAGTCTTCACTTCAGTGACCATCAGTTTCTTCACTGTAGGAGCATTGCCGTGCTTAGCTGACATACGGTGAGTGTAAGCTGAGATGACTGCTACGCACTTGGAGCCATTACCTAAAGCAGCAACATCAATTTCTTTCATGTTGTCATCTGTAGGGTTGAACAAGTACTTGCTCTTAGCGACAATGAAGTTACCCATTGAGTCCTTGTGCTTAACTTTAATACCTAAGCCTGTGAGCTTAGCTGCATCGTCATCGTTGATGTTACCGATGGTGCATTCGTAGCGGTCATTGTCTGTATTGAATGCTGTGTTGAATTCAGCCATCCACTTAGACCAAAACAATTCACCGTTAATCTTTACTGGTTTGAGATCACCTGCCATGATAATTCCTTTACTATTTTTTATAAGTCTTAAAGACCCATTCTGCAAATTGAAGAAGTTGTTCGGGTGTCGCATTTGCTTTCATTTTGTTAGCTAAATTAGATAACACCTGTACATTTCCTTTTACATAACCTTTTGAGTTATCTATTCTGTCCACACTTGGGGCAAAATCTGACGGGCCTTGTTTAGAACCTCGTTTTAATTCTACACCAAAAATAGGACATGTTGTTCCCAGAATATCTTCGACTTCTAAATCAAAATCAAGACCTTTTTGCTTTGCTCTCTTTTTGATCCCGCTTAGCGTTGCTTCATCTTGTTTAGATTTTCGATAGTTCTTGATATGCTCGTGATTTTTTAGGTAGTGTTCTCGACTATTTTTATTGTTGCAAGATCTGCAGTAAGAGGTCAGTCTTCCTGTTTTCTTAACAACATGAAAAAACTGTCTTGTAAACCAATCTTTACATCTAGCACACTGTTTTAGCTCGTTTAATAGATCTGGAGGATCGCTCATAGTTTTCCTGTTACTAGGTTAGGCCGTAGCCTCGGTTTACTGTAGATAGCTTCCCTCTTGACGAGATAGGCTCTCCGCTTCATCCTCAATGTAATCCAAGGCTGCTGAGAGCACTAAGTATACATCGAGAATATCTAGATCATCGCTATGACGTATCAGAAATGATTCATCGCTGATGTCAAGCATGATCCTAGATTTTGGTGTATCAGTGGGTTTCACGCCAGTTCCTTCCAACTTTATACTCTCCATCGAGAGGACAACGGAGATTATAGTACACTCCTGCATCTATGATGGATTGTCTAGCCAGTTTACCAGCTACATCAGCATAAACTTCAGGGCATTCGAACTGCCACTCATCGTGAACATTTGCGACCATCTTAACATCAATTCCTAGTTCTTTAATACGACGATCAAAGAGAACTAATCCTTGTTTCATCACGATAGCCCCTGCTCCTTGTAAAAGGCTATTAAGTGCTGCGTGTTCGCTTCGAACCCAGATCTTTCTTCCATCAAGGCCCGGAACAAATCCTTTAACAGCATAGGCTGAAACTTTATCTCGAAGTTTTTTGAGTGCGGGAGTTCCTGCCATGAACCTATCAATAAGGAGTTGACCGTCTTTAGCGTTTCCACCGACAATGCTTCCAATCTTTGCTGGCCCTGCTCCGTATAAAAATGCGTAGATAAAAGTCTTTGCAGCATCTCTGGTGGGTAGTCCTGCAGCGTGTTGATTGACAGTATGTACGTCTGTCCCATTCTTAGACGATCCTTCACAGACTGTTTTGACATAATTATCATCCTTCATGTAATGAGCCAACATACGTAGTTCTAAGCCACTAGCGTCACATCCAACTAGGACGTTACCTTCCTCAACAGTCCAGCACTGACGACATTCAGGGCCATAAGGTGATCCTGAGTTAGGGATCTGTGCCATGTTAGGTTTCATGTGAGTCATACGGCCTGTTACAGCCCCATTGGTGATGACTCTACCGTGAACCCTTCCGTCCTTACCTACGACTTCCAGCCATGACTCAATCTGAGCTATACGCTTTTGAAGCATAAAGTACTCAGCGATCATCTGAGCTTCAGGCCACTTGAGTCCTTGCAAAGTAGTCTCATCAACAATCACTGAACCCTTCTCAGTCTTCTTCGTTGGCTTCCACCCTAAGCCGATAAGTTTGTCAGCTACCTGTTGTCTGCTCGCAGGGTTGAACACTACCAATTCAGGCTTCAAGATCTTCCCTGTCTTCTCAGAGATACGCTCAACTTCGTATGGAGGCCATTGTTCCTGCATCCTGTCGTTGATGGCACTCATCTTCCCCTTGAGTTCAGATAGGAGACAAGTAGCGTGAATGGTATCTAGTTTGAACCCGTTTTTCTCTTGTTTGGCTATGATTGCAGCCACGGCATGTTCAAGAACGATGCTGTCATTAGAAAAGCCTTTATCGTTAACATCCCTATCAAGCTGCTTATAAAGAGCACAAAGCACACTTGTATCACGTTTACAATAAAAAACCAACAAGGATTCCAAAGGTAGGTCAAAACACTCTCCCTCATATTCTTCCCTTCTGTTCATCATCCACTGCCATGTGGCTTTGTAGTCCAGCTTCTTGACTCCTAGGGTTTGACCCCAAGCGTCTAGAGAGTGGCCTCCCTCCCTCGTTGGCTCTAGCAGTCTAGATACAACAAGAGTGTCATAGGCTTGTTTAAGGCCTATCTTAGTTCCCCATACCCTGTTGAGAATAGGAAAGTCAAATGAAATACCATTATGGGCTGCAATCAAGTTAGCATCTTTGAGATAGTCCCAAAGCCCCGCACCTGAGTGCCACACACGAACTTCACCGCTATCAATGTCTTGAGTGACAGCTACGTGAATGATCGTATGAGCCATATTGGTTTCACAGTCGATTGCAATACGTTTCATTCTACTTCTTTAAAGAATGCACCATAAGCTTTTTTACGAGCTTCGGTGGCAAGTTTAGCTGCTGTTTCAAAGTCATCATGTCGTCCTAAACTTTTCATTTTTCCATCTATGGTGATGTAAGCATACCACTTCTTACGATCTTCCTGCCAAGTTACCCCTTTAACACCTGACGTATTATGGGAAAAGTTACCAGTGTTTCGTAAGTTTTGTTTATGCGTACAAGCCCTTAGATTCTCAATTCTATTGTTTTTTGGGTCGCCATCAATATGATCTACTTCTTCAGGCCATTCACCTGTGTGCATAAAGTAAACCAAACGATGAATACGATACCAAAACTTGTTGTAGTAAACCACAGAATATCCGTCATAGCGTTCGTATCCTACGATAGTTCCTGCTTTTGACCTATTGCTTGTGGTTACTTTTCGTCTAAGTGTTCCATCTGGAAGGTACTCAAACAACTCATGGGCTTTTTCAAATGTAATCATAGAATCTCCGTTAAAAGTTCTACTATACCTTGAAGTATAACCATTGTCAAGTTTTATTTGAGATTTATGAATAGGCCGATCTGCGCCACGGCATATCCCCACCAGATCATACCATTAGCGTGTTGTCCTTTGAGAGCCTGTAGCGTTCCTACAATGGCGTAACCGATGCCTGTAGCACCTACGATAATCATTTCAATCATTTAGAGTTCCTCCAGAGTTACTTCAACCATACGTCCAGTGTTCATATCATACTTCAGTGAACAAGCTGGCCCTGTGAGTCCATTGTATCGATTCTTAGCCACTGCAACCTTAGTAGTGTGTCTCACATCAGCGTCTTGACTCATGGAGTTACGTTCTAGAGTGATAACAGCATCAGACAACTGAGCAATAGCACCAGAGCCACGTAACTGAGATAGGGATACTGCTTCACCGTCTTCATGTCCTTTGTTAGATGTACTAGGTCGTTTCAAGTGTGATACACAGATCAAGGTAATACCTGTCTCCTGTACCAGTGTTCTCAAGCGCGTCATCAAGACATCAATAGACTTACGCTCATCATTGCCATCCATCCCACTAACAACCAAAGAAATATGGTCGAGAAACACCACACGACAATCACAAGCACGTGCCATGTACCTGATGCGATTAAGCACGTTGTCAATAGCAAGGGAGCCAAAGTGATCAAACAAGTACACACGATTAGTGCCCAGAGTAGCATCGAATGCCTCCTTTAATTCTTGTTCAGTTACGGCTGTGTCTGGGAGATGCAGTTTCTTATTTGCGTGCAGAGACATAATTGATCGGGCAGTCTTACGCACTGATTCCTCAAGGAACATTCCTCCAATATTCCATCGAGTCGTCTGTAGTATTGTAAATAGGATTTCTCGTAAGAATTGACTCTTGCCGAGGCCTGATCCAGCTGTGACTGTAATGAGTTCAGCTGATCGCAAACCATAGAGTAAGTCGTTAAGTCCTTTGAAGGGATAGAAGGCTTCGGCGATGGGTTCAGGTGCAGATACGCTGTCCCAAAGTGTTGAGGCTTGGACGATCCCATCGGGTACA